TTAGCTTTCTGCTCGGCTTTCTTAGTGTTTGGGTCCGTTTTTGGATCAAACGCCTGCGGCATCGCCACTTCAATCGACTTCACCAGCGCTTCGGACTCTGTAAACCCCTGATGCTCGTAAAAAGCCCGGAATTCTTCGATTCGCGAGACCAGCGTTTGATCGAAACTCTCGGACTCTGGGTTCAACACATCGTGGTTTGCTACCAATTCATCGACAAGCGTATCCGTCAACACTGAGTCGCGTGACTCAGAAATAACCCCGGTGCGGGTCTCTTTCAGCATCGACTCGAACTTCTGGCCCTGCAGCTTCATCATCTGCATGTTCAAGTCCGCCATTTTGTCCGCATCTGCGTCCGCAGTAGCCTGAGCAAATTCCTTAGTCAGGGCAGCAAGTTGCGTGTCGAGATCGTCAGTAGCGTCCTCAGTTTTGTCCGCAGTTTTGTCCGTATCCTCGGACTTTTCCATGTCCGCAATACGCTTCTCCGCCTCGCGCAGGCGGCGGCGGTAGCTATCCAGCCGGGATTTCGGTACAAACGGCTCCTTCTTAGGAGCTTCGTCTACTTCAGTATCATCCTCCGCTTCGCCAACCGTCTCTGTATCATCAGCATCAGCCTCGGACTCCTCTTCAGTGTCGGTGGATTGCGCATCGACGCTAGCGTCATCCATGCTTTCATCCGCCTGACCTTGCGTACTCCCTTCGTCTTCCAGGTCAGTATCGAATCCGGTATCACCAAAATCGGCAGTGGTTTCGTCGAAGTGGTCATCAAAGCTGCCTTCTACGTTATCAAGCGCCTTCTGGGCTTCCGCGTCCATTGTTGTCTCCCGTGGGTTTATCCTGCTGCTGGTTAGCAGCTTCCTTTCTCATAGCAGCTTCCTTATCGGCCTGCTGCCGCTTAATCGCCAACTCGCCCAGCATCTTTTCGCGCTGGAGGCGAAGATTCGCAATCATTTCTTCGCGCCGTATGCGCATCTCCTGGTCAATCCTGTATTTCTCAAGCTGCGCTTCCATGAGCGCCTGCTCTTGCTCGGCGACAATCTTCTGCATCTCGCCGCGCTGCTCATTGTCTTGGCCGTTATCTTCATCTGCGGCCTGCTGCGCCCGAACCAAGTTAAGCACGGTCTGCGATTCAGTCTCCTTAATCTTAGCCTGCTTATCCTGGGCTTCCAGCTCTTTGAGTTCATTCTCAAGCATAGCCGCCTGCTGCTCCAGCTCACTCGGATCGCCCCAGCCAGTGCGCTGCTTGATCTCTTCAGACAGCTCCTGCTTGCGGTTTAAGTGACTGTGTTCGATCAAGACATGATCTGGCACCTTGACACCAAGCTCGCGAAGCGCCTTCGCCTCTTCGAACTGGCTATCTTCAAACTCATTACGCGCCGGGACTGCAGTAACCACAATGCTGTACTCACCCTGCGTGACGTCGTTGAGAATCTCACCTTCAGGCGTGATCTGGTTGATCGTGACGTCTTCTTCGGTGGGCTGCAAGCCACCACCTGTGATTCGGTACGTCCGCTCTTCAGTGTAGAAGTCCTGCACACACTCCAGCACCTTGCGAGCCACGATGCGCCGCGTGATCAGTAGATTACTCAGCGCTTTCGCGAAGTTCACCGACCCACTGGCTTTCTTGGCCTGGATTGCCTTAGCTGCTACGTCAGCCCGGTCAAACCCGCGCTGTGAGTCCGAAACCATACTGGTCTCTTTCAGATCTTCGCCGATGATGTACACCAGCCGATCAAGGCCCGTGGGGACTTGGTTAGGCTGGATCTTCTCAGCATCCTTGACATCATCCAGCTCCATCGCCAACCCAGTCTCGGAACCACGCTCCTCCAGGTCTTCGATGGTCATGTTTTTCAGCGAACCCTGCTTGACCTTCCAGCCACCGTTCGCTGCGCTGTTTACGATGTGCAGCTCCTGGCTAGTAGTCTTGTTATAAAACTCCTGCGGGTCCAGCATGTTCTCCACGAGGCCCAGTGTTTCGCCGCGTCGGAAGAACGGGAAGTACGGTACTAGTGTGAAGCTACGGTACGGAGACTTCTTATCATGCGCCAGCACATCGTCGATACTAGCCGTCCAGTGCAGCTCCTCTGTCTGCCGTTTCACCACGGCCACGTGATCAAGCATTTCCAGCGTGGTTGCAATCCGGTTACGATCCCAGTCTTCCGGGATCAAACGCGTATCGCCAGACATCACATCCACAAAATGCTCAGCCCACTTTGTCTTCTTGTGCTGCCGCTCAATCAAGCGCAAGCGGCGACGATGCCGTTTCTCATCGTCACTAACCCGCTCGAACGTGCTAATGTTGCCGAAACTGGACATCCGCTGGTCAATAAAATCATACCCGAACCCACTGTCTGACGAAGTCTTGCCACGCAGCTCCTTATATACATCTTCGCCATACAGCCGCTTGATGTCGTCGAGGCTCAGCCACTTCGTATAGAAGATTTCTTTCCATTTCGCCGGATCATATTCCTCAGCGTCTGGGTCCAGCATGACGTTAAGCGGGTTCGCCAGCTCAATCTTCAGCTCGCCATAGATGTTCTTACTGTAGTCCATGCGGATATCGACGAAGCCGCGCGAGCCGATGATGCCGTCGTCGAACATGAAGCTCTCGACGTCATCGTAGCTGTTGTCATTCATGATATGCAGATACAGCTTATCCAGCGCAGCTGCCGTCTCTGGCGATCCACTTGTTGATGCGCGGAACGCAACATCGACACGGTTATTAATCTGCTCTCCCTGAACTGCCGCGATGCTGGGCAGCACCTTATTGATCGTCAGGGCTGGGCGGCGCAGACGAGCTAGGCGGGCTTTTGTCGCCTTATCCCACTGCCTACCGGCGTAGAACTCCTCGCAGCGTTGTGCCTTAGTAACGTAATCAATGTGACCATTGTCGCGGGCGTAGCGGTAACGGTCGTGCTGGTCTTTTATCTTGTCGCGATCAGTTGCCATGGACAAAGTCCTCGTAGTCTTCCGAGGACACAATCTCTAGCCCCTCGTCTTCAAATACCTCGACCACCTGTTGCGGTGTGGTGTCGTAACCAAACATTTCCAACAGCTGAATCAGCTTCGGAACTGCCGAGTCAACCTTCTCCTCCACTCCGCCATCCATGGCCTCGCTCCTTAGTTATATTTCAGCACTTCCTGCCGCCGCCGCCTTTGCGTCCTTTACCTTTCTTCATAACAGTCTCCTTAGGCATTTAGATGACCTCCACCCATACGCGCGTTGCGTGCGTACCCGTTAACTTTATCTCTCCAGGACTTCACTTTCCTGTGTTGCGCAGGCGTCGGCGGCGAAACCTTGTTTGTCATCTTCGCCAGCCACGCCAGTGCGTCAACTATGTCGTCATTTAGACCGCCAGGAAAGCGCATCAGCTCAGTCTGCAAGTCTTCCAGCCACGGCTGGTTCGATGGATATATTATACGCCCCTGCTGCATCATTGCCTGTGCTGTCCTTGCACGGGCAACCTTGTCACTCACAGGCTTCAGGGCGTGCTGCCCTTCAGCGAAGCTGACTGCTATCTTCTCTTCCTTGATCTTGCGCAGCAGCTCAGGCCAGATTGCCATCTGAATCTGCCCCTGTTCAAGACCGAATCTTACCATGCGTTTCTCGTAACGTTTCAGCAGCGCTATCGTGTTCTCAATTATCGGGTCTGCACCACCCTTGAATCGACTCATATCTATGATGTGCAGCTGCCCCTCGAAGTCCATCGCACCTACGAGCAACACTGTCCAGTCATTACTCTGCTTACTACCCAGCGCCAAGTCACCAGCCATGTACAGATCCCACTGCCGCCAATCTGGCAACGTCGGCTCGTACCTGAACATACTCTTCGTGAAAATCTCCCCTTCTTCGGGGACAGGGTTCTGCTGGTGCAGTGCAGACCAGTGGCGTGGCTCCATCGTCTGCTTCATGCGGATTATCATCCGCTCATTAAATCGTGCCGGGTGCAGCGGCTCACCCTTCTTGCGGACGAGAACACGCCCATGATCCGGGCTGTCATAGAACATGTCGAACGCCGGGTGGTAGTACTCGTCTGCCGTCGCTTCCTGCGGGAACACCAGGATGTCCCAGCGCTCCATGCTGTCGTACTCCTTCTCTAGCTGAGCCAGCTCGTCCCTGAGCGCTCCCTCGACCGCTTGTGTCAACAGCGGCTCTGCAAGCTCCGTCTTTACCCGCTCAATCTCTTCCGTGAGTTCCTGTTCACGCTCCTTCTGCCTGCGAATGAGGCGACCGCTGAGATCGTCATCGTGCCAACGCGTCTGAATAACCAAGACGCCCCCTCCTGGGGCAAGACGCGTATAGAGCGTCGATGAATACCAATCCCAGACCTTCTGCCGCTGCGTCTCTGAGTCTGCCTCTTCTGCGTCCTTAACAGGGTCATCGACGATTGCAACATGCGCCCCTTTACCGGTGATACCAGTCCCTACACCCGCCGCGACGTAGCCACCACCTTTCGTGGTAAGCCACGCCTCTGCTGCCTGACTAGTCTTACTGAGAGCTGTTTTTGGAAAGACCTGCTTGTAACTAGCACTGGTAATCAGATCCTTAACTTTCCGTGAAAAACCCAGCGGCAGGCTCACCGCGTAGCTTGACGCAATAATCTCATGCTCCGGGTAGTGACCAAGGTGCCACGCCGGGAAAGTCTTCGATGCAATCTCAGACTTCCCGGCCCGTGGCGGCATGAATATCATTAACCGTGGGGACTTCCGGTTAGCAACATCCCTGCTGAACTTCTCCAGCCGCTTACATATCGCGCGGTGGACCCACCCTGCCTCGTACTTCTCGTTAAACCTCTGTATGAACGGCAACAACCGCTCGCGAGCCAGCTTCCGCTGCGCCAGCTCTCTCACCGCCATCTGTTCGCGCGACTCCAGCTTCTTCTGAGCCTTGCGCACCTTCTTGTAATTACGCGCTTCGCGGGTCGCTACCTGATGTATCTTCTTCTTCATAATCCGACGCCGCGACACCGCAGCAGCCGGTTTTACCAAGTCCTCGTACTTCGACTGGCACGCCTGACAGATATTTGCCCTTGAACCTTCCCTCGTCAAATCCCTCTTGAACGACTGCACGCCGCGCTGCAGCTCACAGACCAAGCACACCTGTCCAGGCAACCGCTCGTTGTACAGGTGGTGCTTGTGGTAACTGGGATTCTCCTCCTTAGACAACCGGTTCTCTGGCGTAGCCGGGGATCCATCAGCATGCGTGGCTTTCTTGGCTTCCGCGAGTCGCTGGCGATAGAGTTCTATGAACGCAGTATCTTCCGCCGTATGGCTCAGCGCCGCCATCTCCTCCACTTCAGCCGCGTTTTCCGGGCTAAGGTGACGGCCCATCGTCCTCAATCACCTCATATTCACCTTGAATCACCTCAAGGCTGTCCTTCCCAGCAATTTCCAGCAGCTCCTCGGTGCTGAGAGACTCAATCTGCCTCGCTAGATCCGCGTTGCTAAGCTCCACAGTAACCTTGCGCTCTTCGGGAGCATAGAAACCACACATCTTCCCAATCTCTGTCCACCCCTTAATCTGAGTATTGGGATCTCCTGCCAGCTTCGCGTCGTTAATCGCGTCCTTAAACCCTTCAAGAACCTGATCGCGTGTGATATTCACCTTGCGCCTAGCAGCTTGGTACACCTTCGCCAATTCGCGTTGCACGATTGGCCTGCGTTTCATCCGCTCCAAGGCGTCCGTCGCATCCTTATACCCTGCAGCCAGGACGGCTGGGCGCGGATCCATCCCCACCTTGATATTTTCAAGGTAGCGCTCTTCTCTGGACGTCAAAACATCGTCTTTCAGCTGCGGCATGGCCGGAATTTAGCAAATCAAGGTCCAAAAAACCAGGTGTACATCCAAATAAACACGGCAAAGAACGCTACGGAAAGCAAAAAACTAGGATCCGCTTCCATCCCTGACTCCGTAGTCAGTAATCAGGAAAGCATCGTGTGCCCGCCACGGCCAGAGATACCTATTCAGCCAAGACACCTCGAACACTTCGATCAATACGACCGGATCTCCGTTCTGAACGGTTATAACTGCATCGTCTCGGCTTTCTAGGCATTGGCCTTGTTCATTAACAAACCTAGCAGTGAAGCCGATAAAGGGGAGAATTCCGCCCAGAATACGCATAGCAACCTCCATGTTTGCGAAGATCGATTATATCAATAGTAAGTTGTTCTCTGTTTGTTCTCTTCTAGGAGGGCTTGCAAAATTTATTCTCCGGGAGGCTACGGGTCCCCTACCTACCCCTACCACGCGACCTACCCCACTTCGGATTCGCAATCCTGAACCAAGTCGCGAGGGACCCATGCCCTGCCTGTAGCTGAGCCTGCTCCGCACCCATGCCCCATGCGCACTGAGCTGACAGCATACCCACCCCCCGCCCTACCCTGCGCCAACTCGCAGAGCGAGTTGTCTTGTGCAGGGCTTAGCCCGCTAGGTCGGCGCTGGCGCGCCTCCCCCTGTCCTTCGGCTCATGTAGTCGCTGTTGACTACGTACCAACTGGAGAGATTGCCATGTACACCGTGAGTGCATACGACCATCAGGCCAAGCGCCTGCATCTGACCCATGTGGAGAGCTACGCTGAGGCCAAGAAGCTGGCCTACCGGGCCACGCACGCTATCAAGCGTGTGGGGTACAACCGGCAGGTGGTGAAGCCCCTGCCCTACCGTGAGGTGCGCATCGCAGAGACCGAGTCTGGTCGCCGCGTCATCTGGTATCTCGGCAACCACATGGTGACCGAGTCAACTGCAAAAGCTGTGCGGGACGAGGTCCTGGCCAGCCTGGAGGGCTAAGCAATGTTCAGACGCATTTGTGAAATCCTGGCGATTTTCGCCTTCTGCGGCCTGCTCGGAGGGGCAGGCCAGTGGATCCTGCTAACGTTCGGGGTTCCCTTGCTCACTGCGGTGAATCTCGGCGGTTTGCTCGGGATCTTGATGTTCCTGCTAATCGCGGATATCCGCGAAAAGCGGGAGCTGGCCCGCGACATCCAGGCTCGCCTGGACGCTATGCGGTTCTATCGCGCTAGGCCGGTTCATCCGGCTCTGCTGACCAAGGAGGACTGAGCATGGAATGGCTGGGTGTGGTGCTGGGTTTCCTCGTTGCTTTGTTCATAGGAGGGTTGGTATCGAAATGGCTAGGCTTGTGATGTGGGGTATTGGAATTGCCTTGTTTCTCCTGGTCCACCCGTGGGCTGGGATGGCCTGGGGCGCTGCGGTGCTTAGCGCGTGGGCGCTGGGTGACCATATGCGTCAATATCTTGACCAAATAACCGCGAGTGAACAGATTTTTCACGATGCGGTAAAAAATGGGTCAAATGTAACGTTTCGTTACATTTTGGCCTGGATTGAGCGGCTCAGAACGCTCTAATTGTAACGTTTCGTTACATTTTCACTGGAGAGGTATAGATGAATATCTATGAAATGACCAACAATGAGCTGTATATGCTTATAGCTCCTGGACACCCATCTGGGCACTACGTGGAAGCAGTCGACGGGTGTGTAAAGCATGACATGCCCAACAGCCATTACTACGTTACCAAACGTACTAAAGAGTGCACCGAAATGTGGGTTGTACGTCACATCCACTATTTCGCCTGTTTCGACGGATGGGACAATCATGATGAAGATGTTTCAGAACATCCTACTGAGCGGGATGCACTCATGGCTGCTGTGTCGTACATGGCGCGTGCTTACTTCCAAACTATCGGGGAGGGCGTGTAATGGGCCTGGATGTCACATTTCCGTTAAAAGAGCTTCTCGACAACATTGATGTCGAAACTCGGGTGGATGTCATCGATTACAGAGATGTAGGCGACGATACCCAACATCTTCAAATGCTACTGCGCATACCTGGAATGCCTGTTGAAGGTGGCATGAAAGTATGGGTGCAGATGTATACCTTCACGGGTGCTGATGGTGACTTATACGCTAGCGTCAGAGCCAATCCGTGGGGGCGAGTCTATAAGCCACTCACAGATTTCCTCAGTAACCATGAAATTGAGTGGCGGGAGGGCTGAATATCATGGGTGAATTCGTTCTAGCCGGGTTCTTCACGGCACTCGGCATTCTCATAATCCTATACAAACTCGGCATTCGCCGGGTGTTGTATTGGGAACTGGTGATTGATGCCACACTGACTATTGGCATCCCATTTCTCTTTGCTGGCACATATAGCGGCATGATGACTGCTATCTTTGCTGGTATTTTCGTCAGTATCGCGCTTCGGGCTACGCGCTTGTGGTTCCGCATTGATGATCCTGACATATTTGCCGCCATGCGCGGTAAGGGGTGGTGGAAATGAGCTTTACCGAAGTAGAACCGTGTGCTTGTGTATACGGTAAAAACGAAAAAGGTAATCCTGTATGGATTGAAGCTGATCCATCATGTTCTCATTGTAGAGGAACAGGACTTATCGAATGCACTTATGACTTAGGCACAGATGAAGTTTGTCTAAGCCCAATTTTGGTGAAGCCCTATGAAAGATAAAGCAACTGCAATCACTATTGTGGTTGCAATTCTGGCCTTAGTGCCAGTAATGGCCACAATAGCGTGGCTCGTTCTTGGTGGTGTCATTGGATATGCCTTCTGGCACCGCAAGCGCTTTGAGAAGTTCGTCACCGATCTCAAAGATGTCATCCGAGGTGACTCACAAGATGGAGGCAACAGCCTATGAAGTCGCAATATCAGAAGCGCCGGGAAGCCGTCGCGAGAGCGAAAAAATACTCCTACAACCAAAGTCGAGCGAAGCGCCGTGGAGTTTCGCTCGACAAGTGGAAAGAAGCCAATGAGGCTTATATCCACAGGTTGGAGGGTACGTTGAATGGCTAGCATCACACCTGATCAGTCAATGGATGCAAGTCCAGCACAGACTGCGTGGGTAGAAGCCCATAGCCAAATCTTCGTCCGTTCGTTGGATGAAGAATTCATCGCGGCTGAACGCGAAGCCGCTATCAGTCTCGGATACGCAGCGTGGGATTGGGAATCTTGGTCCCGTGATCGCTTCGTGCACGAACTGGCTAAGCTCCGTTTCTAGCGGCAGCACTTCTGAGTAAGACCCTGGCCACTTGGGTTAAAGTGGCACACATCAACACACAAACCGCAAAGGTAAACATCATGAACTATGAACTGAAAGAAAACTATCTGGAAAACATCGACGATCTGATCAGCCGTTTTGAAGGTCTGACCTATTACGGTAGTGATGGCGCATTGAGGATCAAGCAGTGGCTTGCCAGCGCGTACATCACCTCAGCTGTATCTGCTGCCGTGTGGCTGGAGAAGCAACAGCGCCGTGTGAACCACGTAGCTGAGGCTAACCCCTTCGCTGAGTTCGATGCTGCACAAGCTGATGCAATTGATGAGGTTCTGCGCCAACCGGAAGAACGTTATGATAGTGCTCTGCCGAAAGCTCAGTTCTTCTGGTATCAGTTGGGTGAAAAGCAACGTCCAATTCTTTCTGAAATTGGGCAACGCTTCCTGGAAGGCCGAGCTGACGAAGCTTACTACGAAGCACAGCTCAAGGTACACGGATTGACTCGGGAGCAAGCTGAGGAAAAGCGCAAGAAGGCAAATATCGCTATGAATGCACCGTTCACTCAGGTCATTGCCAGCACATTCACCAGCATCATGGACGCACCGCGTGATGAAGCTCGCTTCACTCATGATGATTGGGTGAGGTTCCTTGAGCGTCTGGACCGCTACTGCAACACATTCCTCAGATTTTACGTTGGGGAAGGTGATGTAGCCGGTCGTGACCAGCGGGAACATACCAATCCCGCCGCGTGGATGGCAGACATTGAGCTGGTACGTGATATCCAGGCTGATATCCAAGCCTTGCTCAAGGCTAACACGACAGAGCAGGAAGAAGTGCCGGAAGCCGATGCAGGTGCGCATCGCGGTACGATCCCTGAAGTTCACTAACCATCACGGCCCGCTTATGCGGGCCATTTCCCAACCCTTGTGGAGACTAAAATGATTAAGTCAAAGAAACAAGCCATTCGCATTACCACGAATGCAGCAAAGCGTAATCCAAAAATTTGCACATATGGCATGAATTACATGCCTCGTGCAGTACGTAGGTTCGTCAAAGACGATTTTTCGCTTCTAGCAGATATTCGTGAGAAAGCTGCTGCTAACGTTAAACTCAAGCGTTAATTTGGAGACAACTAGCATGAAAGACGCACAGTGGTATCGCAAAGGTCATATCCTTCGTCACGCAACCGACGGTCGTGTCGAAGACTGCAAAACCATCAACAATGCCAAGCGGCGTAGCCGTGCTCTGCAAATGGAGCTGGACGGAGCGCTTGGTCGTGGGTCCGTGAGGATCAACTAATCACTCTCCGGTGAAGGTTGGTCAGGAGCCGAAAGGCTCCTGGCCCTTTTTAAGAATGGGGGCCAGGAGAGCTACGGGGATATAGATGAAATCCGCTAGTGAAAGACCGACCATTCATTGTGGTTATTCGACCTGATCGCTGACCCGCCTTTCAACTTTCGTAATTTACGAACGTTCCTATCCCCCCATAGAATAATACTTTTTTTTATACCTCTTATTCTTATCTATTAACTAAATTTACTGTAAGAATGTAAGAATAGAGAGAATAGAGGGTATTAAAGCTCAAAAATCAACAACTTGGTCACCTTACACTTAAATGTAAGAAAACCCTCGACTTACGTAAGTTACTTAAATATAAGTATTTTCTTATTTGTTAATATATTAACTTACTAAGCATTCTCACGAAATTACTACTTATACTACTGATTTCGTAAGAATACTTAATTTTCAACGACTTACTTATTACACTCTTACAACTTTTAAAGAGAACAACCAGAAAACAACTAGTTACAGCTCAAATTTGTAGTGAAAAATGCTTGCCCCAGCTTACAAAGGTGTAATAGTCTGAGCGCCTCACCGAAGCACAATAAGGAGGTCCAGTCTCGTGAAACTCACGTTTCTACGCGCAGCGAATGGCCGTAAATTCGCCAAGTCAATTACCAAAAACCAGACTGGATACTCAGTTGAACCTTATCCGAACATCCGAGAAATGCACTCCGAGACCGTTGAGGTCTCAAGTCTCACTGAGTTTAAAGACGCCTTGGTCAGCTTCGCTGCCAAGGGTTACGCTCTCTTAAAAGGCAACACCAAGAAGCAGCTGGTCAATGAGTCTCGAAAAGGCTCGCATGACCCCATAGCACCCACGTGGTGGCTCTGTATCGACTTCGATAAGCTCCTAGGTATCACTCACCCTAGACAAGCTCTTCAACTGCTAGGAAACGGTTTACAAGACGTCTCGTTCATCTACCAGCCTAGCGCCTCAGCCAGCTATATTGACTCAGCAGACAGTTTTTCCGGGCATCTTTTCCTCCAGCTAGAGAGACCAGTCCATCCAGGTGTAATCAAAAACTGGCTAATACAGCAGAACCTGGAGAACATGACCCTTAACACCCAGCTACAGCTGACAGCAGATGGTCGATCACTTCGTTATAAGCTCGACATCACTACCTGTCAGAATGACAAGCTAGTTTTCATAGCTCCTCCGCAGACTAAGGGGTTTAATCCCCTGATAAATCTTGATCCAGATCAATATTTCGAGGTGTATCAAGGCGTCAAACCCACGGTAGATCTTGATTTCTCGCAATTCGCGGGAGTTAACGGCTCAGTCATCCAGGAAAACCAGAAAAAGCGCATCAATGAGCTGCGCAAGCAGGCTGGTCTACCACTGACTAAGGTCAAGACGACTCGAATGTATAACAGGGACGTCATTACCAACCCTAGCCACTGTGAAGTCACAGGAATCAAGGATCAGGGAGCATTTGTACGCCTGAATATCGATGGTGGTGACAGCTGGGCTTACTGGCACCCCAAGGAAAACTGGGAAGTTATCTACAGTTTCAAGGATGACACGGCATTCCGGGCAAAAGAGTTTGTTCCGAGCTACTACAACGAGAAACAGGAAGAAGCATCCCAACAACACGAGGTATACAAGGTCGAAGAAGGAGAAAGCGGACTTAGATACATAGCTTTCCTCGACCGCAAGACTGACACGTACTATAGAGGCACGTGGTCACCCCAGACACAAACACTGGAACTGGATGCAGCAGGCTCTCGTGATAAAATCGATAACTTCTTCGTAGTGAACAATCTGCCAGTACCGGAAGCACTGCCTGAGTGGGATTATGAGTTTAAATTTGACAATCCAGCTGTTGTCAACTTCGAGAAAGGATTTCTGAACCGTTATGTCACTCCGCCCATTATGCTCCAGGCGATCTTATCTGAAGATCAACCCGAAGAAGCCCAATTTGGGACCATCTCAAGCATCATCATGTGGGTTCTGGGCAATGATCGGGATGCTTATAATCATTTTCTTAATTGGCTCGCATGCCTCGTACAACTTAGGCGACCACCGCGAACTGCCTGGATATTCCAAGGGACGACCGGCACAGGCAAAGGCGTTCTGTTCCACTATATACTCACTCCCCTCATCGGAGCGACATACGTTGGAACCAAGCGTCTGCCAGACCTTATTAATCGATTCAATCGGTACAACAGGGATCATGTACTGGTTCTAGTTGACGAAGCTGATATGGACGAGCTGACATCTGACGCTCCAGCCATCTCAGCCAGTTTGAAAAACCTAATCACAGAGCCTCGGGTAGAATTTGAGGCAAAAGGTAAGCAGAGAGTCTTCGTAGACAACTACTGTAGCTATATCTTCACATCAAATCAGCCTACGCCAATCCACGTAGAGTACAACGACCGCAGGTTCAATGTAGCTCCACGCCAGGAAGAAAGCCTTCCTAAGATTCCCAGCATGTTGGAAAAGCTGGAAGCAGAGCTTCCTGCATTTGCTAAGTTCCTTATGAACTATGCTGTCAATACAACACAAGCACACAAACCGCTTATCAATGAAGCGAACATGAAACTACGTCGGGCAGGACTTAGCAGCCTACACGAGATTACAGCAGCTTTCCGTGACGGAGATTTCAGCTACTTCGTAGAGCAAATCCCACTGCGCATGCCTAGAGACATGTTTGAACAGCAGCAATTAAGAGATTACATCGACACATTAGAGTTGATTATAAAAACTAATGATGAAGAGGGTGCAAAGCTCAGTCGTGACCAAGCAGAATCACTATTTAAGTTTCTGGATGATAAGACTCCCCATAAAAATAAGTTCACTATCATGCTCAAGCGGCAAGGACTGAACAATCAGGTGCTATGGGATAACGACAAGAATACGACATTCAGAGGATATAAGGTGCCGTTTGCGATAAGCAGCTCAGCTCTCGACGAGTTTCAGACAAAACGCACACATCTTCACCTTGAAACAGAGAAACAATCGCTTAGAAGCGTAGGATGAAATCAATTTATCAGGAACACACGATCCACAATGAGAGAACGAGGAGAAAAAACGATGAGTAACGTGATGATTGACGGCGTGGAATATGCGCCAGTGACGAAAGGCAACCGAGCTGTGATCGTGATTGATCGCGGCTGGATCGCAGCGGGTGATGTGGAAGAAAGGGACGGGTTCATTTATCTGACCCGCGCGGTATGGGTGTTCCGGTGGGAAAAGATAGGCTTCGACGGCATGATCGCTAACCCTGAACAAGCCGAGATTCGACCCTTTCCGAATGGGTTTCAGATACCGAAAATGTCCGAGATTTTTCGGGTGCCGGTTGATGATGACTGGGGTCTGTGATGTACCCAGTAGGTAACTGGCAAAAAAATGGCTGTGGCGATGGCTGTGGCGATGGCGAGGGCTCTGGCTATGGCTTTGGTTATGGTTCTGGCTATGGATATGGCCATGACAATGGCGATGGCTATGGCGATGGCTATAACTCTGGCTATGGCTATGGCTATGGCTATAACTATGGCTATGGCTCTGGATATAGCTATTACTATGGCTCTGGCTATGAAACCATCTGGCTAAACCGAAAGGCGCTTGGGGGTTGTGATGTACCCCATAGGTAACTGGCTGCAAGATGGTTATGGCTATGGCTATGGCGATAACACCGGCCGTGGTTATGGTTATGGCTATGGCTATAGCGATGGTCGTGGTTATGGCGATGGCTATGGTAATAGCTATGGCTATGGCTCTGGCCATGGCTATAGCGACGGCTATGGCAACCTCTATGGCTATGGCTATGACAATGGCAATGGCTATGGCTCTGGCCATGACACTGTCTGGCTAAACCGAAAAGCACTTGGAGTTTGTAATGTACCCAGTAGGTAACTGGCTAAAAAATGGCTATAGCTATGGCTATGGCTGTGGCTATAGCTATGGCGATAGTTATGGCTATGGCGATGGGTTTGGCGATGGGTCTGGCGATGGCGATGGCGATGGGTTTGACGATGGCGATGGGTTTGGCGATGGGTCTAACTATGGCGATGGCTATGGCAATGGCTATGGCGATGGCTATGGCGATGGCTATGGCTATAGCTATGACTATAGCTATGGCTATGGCCATGGGACCATCTGGCTAAACCGAAAGGCAATTGCAAACGCCGCCATAGACGCGACGAAGAAGCAAAATGATTAAGAAAGAGCATGCAATAGAGGCACTAAAGTTTGCTGGTAATGACTTAGAAATGTGGGCAGTTTCTACTATTGAAAAGTTAGAAAAGCACATCCGGGAGCTTGAGGCAGAGCGGGAAGAACTCAAGGAAGAAAACCAGCAGCTAAAGCTGGAGCTTCTAACTGCCCACGAGCAAGCTCAGGAGAATCTGGCGGAAGTCGAAAGGCTCCGATGCTTGTGGGATGGTAAAGCACACTTCGATGAAGACACGGCTATGAAACTAATTGAAGACGCCGAGCGGTGGCGCAAGGCTTGTGAACTCGGATACATCAGAGAGCATTACATCAGAGAAATCGACACGGCGAAGAAGCAAGATGATGAAAAGAAGTTGTGATGATTGTGAGTTTTACAGAGCCAGCCATTGTCGTAGATACCCGTGGGAAAGTCTTACTCCGAATACATACTGGTGCGGCGAGTTCAGGCCGCGTGATAAGCCAGCCGCCCCAGAGCGGAAGCGGCTGTACTTCAAGCGGCTTCATTACCTTCCGGGTGATGTCATGGTGGTCAAGCTGCTTGATGCCGGAGACCCTGATGCCGAGCTTTGGGAGAAGGTAAGAGGGCAGGACGATGAATGACCGGCAAACTTATGGCCGGGAATGCGGCAAGTCCCAGCTGCAAAAACGCCTGCTAGGAAAGGCGCTTGACGAAGGCAAACGAGTATTTGTTGTGGGGCTTGAGCTGTCAACAATTCAGCGAAGAAGGGGTCGGCTTACGTTAATCAAACGTGTAGATGGAGGGCAGAGTGATGAGTAAATTAGATGACTGGTATGACCCCGAAGTATATCAGGATGTAATTCTTGCTCAGGAGGTTATTGATGAGCTGCGAAAGTGCATCCGGGAGTTGGAGGCAGAATATGCGGCGTTGCTTGATAGAGCAGAGCGGCACAGAAAAACCAACTTATACATGCTTGAAGAAAACGAGCGGCTGAAAAATCAGTGCCGCGACAAAGCACAGCGCATCCGGGAGTTGGAGGAAAAAAACGAACGGCTGCTCAAAAACAACGAGGTACTACAGGAAGCAATCATATTCGCAACAGGAAACATGCTATGAGCGATAAGACAATATGGAAGGAAGAGAAAAATGACCGACCTAACGGACTTGTATAAGATCACAATTATCGAAGAAAGCACAAACGTCATCTCTCGTGTCTCCAGCGTCAGAGTTGATGACAAGCTGGAGACTGCAATCTTCATCCATACCAAGGTTCAGCCAGAAGATGAGCTAGTTTCAACGATTGAAGCAAAAAATCTTTCAGAACTAGCTCACAATCATATTGAGTTAGTGACATTAATGGAGAAGAAACTCGCTGAACAAAAAATCGATTACAATAAGTCCGAAATATTCGGCAAACTCGCGCAAAACTGACTGAAGAGCTGGTGAAACTCCAGCGAAACTTACTGCAATAGTAAGTCTCAGTTCCCTCGTGGCCCCTAGGCGACGGCTCCAATGAGGGAAGCCCGCATCGTATATAAGGATTGGGGGACGTAAAGGCGATGCAGCTGGGTAGGAGTCAGACTACCCAGTAGCGCGATATATATTAAGTGACATATACGTAGCGCTGCGTATACCGAGTGGACCCAGAAGTGGTGCCAGAAGACACTCGCCGGATGCAGGTAACCGGCACTCTACATACACCAGCTAAGGAGCAAAACCATGCTAGCTGAACCAGCCCAACAGTTGATGGATTTCGTCCCGTTCCGGGATATGATGAACGAACACTTCAAAACGGTAATGGATGACAATGAGCTTTACGAAGTTGATGTCTCGAAGGAAGAAATGTGGGATACGTATCTCAACTCTTTTCCGCCGGGAACGAACCCGATATTTCGTGAACGCACTGAACATGATTGTTCCTGTTGCCGCACTTTTATCCGTGATTTGGGCAACGTGGTTGCTATTCACGATGAAAAAGTTATAACCATCTGGGAAATCGACAATCTCGAAGAGCCATATCACACAGTTGCACAGAAAATGGACGAACTGATTCGTTCAAAACCAATTCGTTCAGTTTTCTATCACTATCAGAATAAAGTAGGCACTCATCACAATCGTGAAGACATGGGTGATCACATTCATACATGGAATCACTTTTATTGCGAACTAAATAATCGTCATGTAGTTCACAAAGCTGCATTAGCTACGAAACGTGGGCACGAAACTTCATTAAAAGAAGTCACACTACGTTCGCTACGTGAAATTACAGTCGATGCAGTCGAAACAGTACTTGATCTTATCAAACAAGGTTCGCTGTATCGCGGAGAAGAACATCGCACAAAAGTTAGCTCATTTCTGACATTTAAACGTTATTTCGATACTCTTGCTGCTGACAAAAAAGAACTATTTGCATGGTCAATTCAAAATTCAAATGCAGCTATCCGTAACACAGTTATCGGAACATTGCTGGTTGACTTATCTGAAGGCGTAGACCTTGATACGGCAGTAACATCATTTGAGCAAAAAGTTGCTCCTACTAATTACAAACGACCTAAAGCTCTTATCACACCTAAGATGGTGCGAGCAGCTGAAAAGAAAGTTAAAGAACTGGGTCTCACAGATTCTCTACCACGACGACATGCCAAGGTATCTGATCTAACTATCAACGCAGTTCACTGGGCTGATCGTTCAGTTAAACGTGAAATGTCTGTATTTGACGAAATGGCTCAGCAGGCTCATACAACTCAGAAAGATCTTTCTAAAGTTGAAAAAGTATCTATCAAACATTTCATTCAAGAAATTTTGCCAAACACTACTTCTCTTGAAGTAATGATGGAAAACCAACATGTTAGTAACTTGATGAGCTTACTTGCTCCAGTATATCCGGATGCTAAACCACTATTTCACTGGGACAGCAATTTTTCCTGGACATATAACGGTGAAGTAGCTGACTCAATCAAAGAACGAGTTAAAGCTGCTGGTGGCACAGTTACTGGCCTCATGAGAGCATCACTTGCTTGGTTTAACTATGATGATTTGGACATTCATGTTCAAACACCAGCTGGCGATCATATTTATTACGGTAACAAGAGTACCAAACACGGCGAGCTTGACGTAGATATGAATGCTGGAAGTGGTAAATCACGTAACGCAGTTGAAAACGTTACATGGGGAACAAAATCCAATCTACAAGAAGGTCGCTACAGAATCTGGGTTAATAATTTCCAGAAACGAGAAACTGAAGATATTGGATTTACAGTTGAACTGGAATATGGAGGTGTAATACACACATTCCATTACAACAAAGATGTTCCTGATAATGGCAATGTTGTTGTAGCTGAATTTGATTTCACATATAAAGAAGGCATCAAATTCCGCAAATCATTGCAATCTACCGCAGCTCCACGAACTGAATGGGAAATAACTACAACAAAGTTTACACCAGTTCGTATGGTCCTTAACTCTCCTAATTATTGGGGAGAACAAGGAATCGGAAACCATCATTTCTTTTTTATCCTTGATGGTTGTCGTAACCCAGATTCAGTTCGTGGATTCTTCAATGAATATTTACGCTCAGATTTAACTGATCATCGTAAAGTTTTCGAAACACTCGGTGCAAAAATGAAAGCACCATATGACGAAGAACAGCTAAGTGGACTTGGTTTCTCATCCACTCAGCGTAATGAACTGATTTGCCGCGTCAAAGGCACGTTTAACCGCACTGTAAAGGTACAATTCTAATGAACATGTTTGAAGAAGCATCACGCTTGAAACTGCGTTTTCCATCACCGAAAGGTGCATTGACCGTTGAAGATCTTTGGGATCTGCCACTTACTTCTACGCGAGCAGCATCACTAGATCTGGTTGCTAAGACAGTAAATCGTAGCTTGAAAGAACTGGATGAAGAATCTTTCGTAACTCCTGGTTCCAAAGCCAATACTGAAGAAACTCTGAAACTTGATATTCTCAAGCACGTAATTGCTGTTCGTCTTGAAGAGAACAAGCAACATCGTCTTGCGCTTGAAAATAAGAAAAAGAAAGAGCGCATCATGGAGATCATCAACACGAAAGAAGACGAAGCACTTGGTGCTAAGTCTCTTGACGAACTGCGTGATATGTTAAATGCCCTCTAAGATGCATCCAATTGTCGAAGAGCAACTAAAAATTGATAGAGCTAAGCGACATAGGGAAACAATATTACGTAGATGGCAAAATGAAATGTTTACAACGTTAAACATGATTGCTGTTCTTTCT